ATCTTATGAGCTTACCAGAACCCATATAATCATCATCAAGATTTGTGGTCTTATGCATTCCAATATAGAACTTATTATTGATCTTGTTCGTGATTTTATAGATTGTAAAGAACATTGATTAAAGAACCTCCGCATACTTTAAGGGTTTGCATACTTATTTAGTATGCGGAGGTTCTGATGTGCTGAAGGTTGGCATCGAACCAACTTTAACTGTCTTATGAGGACAGCGAGATTGCCATAACCTCCCCATCAGCGTTGTAATGGTGCCGAGAGTAGGGTTCGAACCTACCGTGCTTTAAGCGTCCGATTTACAGTCGGGTGCCCGTCCACTCAGGCGGTCTCGGCAAAACTTTATATGGTACCCACTCTTGGATTCGAACCAAGTCTTCCAGTGCCACAGACTGGCGTGCTGACCAACAACACTAAGCGAGCATATTTGGTGCCCTAAGTCAGATTCGAACTGACAACCCTCAGTTTCTAAGACTGATACCTCTACCAATTGGGCTACTAGGGCAATGATGGCGCACATGACGAGGATCGAACTCGCCTTAACCTGTTCGACAGACAGGTGGTCTCACCAGAAACCGACATGTGCATAAACTCTATTCAGAGAAACATGGGCGACAAGATTAGAGACCTTTGCTCTTACTATCGGGACGGTCAAGCGAGAACCCATGTTTCCGTGAATAGAGGGATGAAAGAGACATCCACTCTAAACTATAATTTCAATTGTCAAACAGCAGCAGATAATAAAAAACCCAGACACTTGGTCTGGGTTCTTGTTTCGATATGTAAGCTGGAAAGCCTACATCACAAGAACCCATGTACGATCAAACCAGTTGAGTGGCTGATAGCTTGTTTCCGAGATCGTTTCTGGTCGTTTAATTTCTGTATTCTTCATATTTTTATTTATAACACTTTTTTTCGTTTTTTCAAGAGTGACAAAAATATTTTTAAATTCTTTCTAAAACAGGTTTGCCTACAATCGTATATCGTTTGGCAAGATCACGAATCAAAGAACATGCATTCTTAAATTCCTTGAAGTCAACTGTCTTAGTCTCAAGAAACCCATTCTTATCTTTGCAGTCATAAGACACTCTATACATTCCATATCTCCGTTTCATTCAAGATAAGTATTATAGCTGGTTTAAAGTCTCTTGTCAAGTGGTAGGAGTGCTAGGATTCGAACCTAGTCAAGAACAGTCATCTACTGCTAAAGGCTTTATAAGGGCCTCCCGTGTACCAACACCCACTCCCATATTTTGGTACTCGGTGAGGGACTCGAACCCACTGTAAGACGTTTATGAGACGCCGGCATATACCACTTATGCTTCCCGAGTATATTCTTTTACGCAGCTTGCGCGAAATCTTCAGTATTTAGGCACTCTCGCGCCCGTTCATTAATCATGTCCATCAATCGCCAGTATTCTTTGCTTGAGACTTCCATCGGGATCGTGAACCCCACCTTATTGCCTTTGTTTAGATGAAACATCAAGAGAGAAACATCATCATCATTCAGAATGGTGATTACTGGGTATTCCGACATGCTATTCCTTTTGTTTTGGTACCCACGGTCGGATTCGAACCGACACTGTAGGGGTTTTAAGCCCCTTGACTCTAACCTGTTGGCCTACGTGGGCATAAAATGGCCCGTGCGGCAGGAATCGAACCCACATTTGCAGCTCCAGTTACGGGTAAGGAGGTAGAAGCTCCCCTCGGCTACGCACGGTAATGTAAAAGTATTATAGACTATATATAATCATTTGTCAAGCGACACGCCACTGAATGTCGATATCAGTTACGATATCTTCAAAGCCATCGTATTCCTCGATACGATAGAGAGTGCCCTTCTCCAACTCTACAATACGGAGCTTAGAACACATTCCATTTGCCTCGTCACCGAGTTCCTCGACAACCTGCACAAGAACAGGATCAGTACGACATATTTCGGAATCGCTAATCTTATCTCCATTAGAATCGATGACATAAGAGGTATAATACTCTTTTACAGTAGCCTTATACTCAAATCCCATCAACTCAGCATAACGCTTCATACCTTTTTGAGATACACCGAACCCACCATAGCAGGCATTGATTACAATCTTCGTCTTGTCAGTCATTTCTAATTTCAACATCTCACACCACCCAAATTAAAGCCAGAACAAAAAAGAATATGCCAACAACCCAAACAAGCATACACTTTTTAAGTATTCCTTGTAGTTTGTTGTTGTCGAGTGTGATTATTCCAATGAAGACAATCAAAAGCCCAAACAAGCCATATGACAGCAACAGTTTAATGAATAATGCACTAGTAATCATGGGGCAATTCCTTCATCCCACATATATGTATCAGGTCCATCTTCACCATGATTGTAAGCGGTGATCAAATCTTGATAATAAGCACCAGAAAGCGCCCGAATAGCCTGATCGATAACCCACTGCTTGTGGAGTTCGCCATCAGCCATTCCATGATCAATCAAAATGCGCAAAGCCTTTTCTGCATCACCAGTACCAGTCTCGAATATATTATCGTAAATCTGTTCCATTGTCGAGAACCTTTTTTACCTATACGGGCCAAAGTATTTGGGACGACGAGGAGGAGCAGGATGAGGACGATAGATATATGGATTGTATGTGTATCGATGAGAATAATATGGTCGTGGCGGAATATACACAGGAGCAGGTTGTACGTATACAGATGCTACTGGACGAGGATAGAAATCCCTATCGTATACAGTTGCGTTACAACCACCAAGAGTGAGACCTAACGCTGTGATTGCAAAAATCTTCTTATTCATTTTTTCCTCATATCATATAGAATTTTACCAGAACGATATAGCCAATTAGGAAAGCCAAGATCATACTGTGTGTATATTGCCTCTAGCTTGTCCTTCTCTGGATGGTCGTGTATCCATTGACCAGTATAGGCATTATATTCTTTTTTAAAAAACTTGTCAAGCTTTTTATTACCAGTACCGATAGACGTATCGACCTGCAATGCTAGATGATCATAGTCGGCATCAGACACAATAGAACGATCCTTGAACTCATATGCATAAGCGTAAATGCTCAGAAGGATTCGAATCCTTCGCTGCTTCTCAACTTCTGTCGGAACATATTCAGTCATTGATCCTTGCCCAATACTCTTCAACAATCGTTCTAGTCTTCTTCTCAACCTCGACCTCAACAGTTTCGATCTTCGTTTCTGCTTGCATATACCAATCTGGGGCAGACCTTGCCGTATTCTGAGCGTTGATATCTTTGATACGATTGGCTGCTTCCTCATACGTGTCATAGTCCTCGGACCAGTGATCCTGACCCCAACCACGCTCAGATTCCATCACCTGTATACGATACTTAATCATCACTTCACCCTTTCGTTGAAGCCAGAAACAATATCACCAGCAGCACGACCAATCGCAGCAGGATCACTGGCAATGGATGTCAAGCAGCCGCCTTTTCCTCTGCGACCATGTTTTCGTAGTCGTCCATAAGGTCGACCAACTCAATAAGCTTATAGCGAAGCTTATTGAACATACGAACACCCGACTTGCTCATATCAAGCTTCGTGCGCTCATCGAATGCACCAGCCAACAGATCATATGCAAGATCGATAGCCACGTCCATGTTCTTCACTACGGTGTCATTTGCGAATTGCGTACTCATATCGTCAAGCTCCTGTCTCTCATCAACATATACATATTATAGCTGGTCTGGCGATGGATGCAAGCACTATTTTCGGTTTTAGCTGCGACAGGTTGTCGCACCCAGATCATCAAGCACAAGCTTAACCATAAGCTCCATTTCGAGGTTCGGATTCATGGATTGACTGTCCAGCAACGCATAGGCTGCGTCCACAAGGTCAAAAAGTTCTAGTCCTGTCAGAGACTTAGCAAACCTACCTATTTCCATAGCCAGATTTTCGTTTCTCATGGTCAAGCTCCAAAAGCGATTATGTCTTATCATAGACCAAATCCGCGCCCATTACAAGCGCGGATTCAGAATACCTGGTATGTCAGGAATGCATAGCTGGCTGGAGCTAGACCATAAGCTGCTGGAACTTGGCGTTGACGTTTGGATCAGGAATTTCCCTCAGGACGAAAGAGGGTGTGAACCCATCGAATGCACCACCATTCTCAAGGAATCTGGCAAGGTCTAGAGCCTCGTCCTTGAAATAGAATGAATCGATGACCTGATCTGTTGACTTCTCATACACATTCCAGATGAAATCATCAACGATATGCGAAACGATTACAGCATAATTTTTCACTTCACTTCTCCTTTTGGAACACATGTCAACTTATACTGATCCCATGAATTATATCTAACATGCTTCTTTTCTTCAACGAACTTCAATGCATATAAACATGCTTCTTTGCTATTGAACTCTTGAAAGGTAACAGTTTGACCATTACCCCCGTTACCAGCAAAGTATGAAACGACTATGAGAACGTAAATCATTATGTTACCTTCAATCTTTTGAATTTATCTCTCGTCGCAGAGTTAGACTTGTCAAACACAGGCTTATCTTGTCCACTATCCGAAATGTCTACTTGCGCTGATTGTTCTACATCATACAACTTCATCTTCGCTCTGTCAATACCTATTACAAATCTTTTGTTTGTTGTAGGATCGTTATAACGATTCTTCAACTGTTTTACCATGATTTGACCGAGTGCTTCCAAATCTTCTGTGTTGATCAAAGCAAACATGAAGTCAGCAGTTGCAGGAAGACCAAACGATTCCGAAGTATCAGTCAAATCAACATCTGAGTTAGAAAAACCAGATCGTGTTGTCTGTGTTGCAGTGACAATAGGAACTTGATGCTCGACAGCAAGGCCACGAATCTCTTCTGCAATACTCTTGATGTAAGTATATGAGTTGACACTACCACCTGGCTTCACGCGCGCAGACATACAGATGTTTAGATAATCAATAAAGATGATATCAGGACGAAATGATTTCTTCAAATTCAATTCATTCAACAATGCTTTGAAATGAATCGTTGATGCACCAGCAGTAGGATATTCTTTGATGATTAGTTTGCCACTTGTCTTAGTCTTCAACATCGCAGCCTTCTTATCATACATGCTCTTCGACATTGCCATCAAATCATCAAAGGCAGTATTCATCAGATTAGCGTCGATGCGTTTACCAACTTCTTCTTCAGCAAGTTCTAGAGTGATATACAAGACATTCTTACCTTGACTCAAACAAGATGCTGCTACGTGACACATGAATAATGACTTGCCGACACCAGTACCAGCAAGAGCAACGTTCAATGTTTTCTTTGGAAGGCCATCTCTTGTAATGCGATTGAAGAAATCAAGATCGAATGGAACACGCTCTTCAACCTTATGATAGTAGTCGAAGCGTTCTGCAAACTCTTCAAGATAATCATGACCAACGTTTGGATCAAAAGATACACCAAGAGCATCTGAAAGAAGTTGGGGAATGGCGCCCTTAGTGAGAGCGCCATTCTTGTTGTTCATGATTTCGATAGACGACATGATAGCGTGATAGATTGCCTTTTCTTGACAAAACTTTTCAGTGTTATCAGTCAACCAATCGACGTTTGTATCAATCGAATCTTCATGAAGCTCTTTCAATGTCTGGTTGATAGTCTTGACTTGATCTTCTTTTAGACCAGCAAGACTATCAATTTCAATCATCAGAGCATCATAGGTAGGCAGATTATTGTACTTGAGAACAAACTGCCTTATTTCTTTATAGAGAAGTCTGTCCTCTTCAGCAGAGAAATACTCATCCTTGAGAAATGGCAGAACCTTTCTCATATACGGTTCGTTCTTCATCAAGTTCTTGATGATCGTTTTCTCTATCTGCAACATCAGTCTCCGAAATTTCAAGTAAAAAATGATTAAGTATGGTGCCTATATGTTCAGTGAAACGATAATCTGATCTGAGAGTTGTTTCAGTATATGATCCCACATCTAGAAGTTCATATTGAAATCTAAGAACAGCTTCTCCGTTTTCTTTTTCACTAACACCTATACGCACATAACGAAATATAACATTTTTATATGGTCCAGTCAATACTTCAATTGGTACTGTGTCACCATTATCGGGCTTATATAAATCATCACGAAATTTCCAATCTTCTTTGCCGATCATTACTCAGTCTCCACACTTGCTACATTTGTCCTTCCATAAAGGAACTCATTCTTACATGCTTCATCAATCAAAGTTAAAATCTCTTCAGTAAAATACTTTTCTGGATTCTTCTTGATCTGTGACTCGAATGCTTTATCTCCATTAGGAAACTCAAAGCGTGTCGATACTTTCTTGATGATATCAAACTTCTCACCAAGACCAAGAAGACCATAATACTTATCTAGGCCTTCTGAATAGTTTAGCCAAGTCTCGACCTTTTTGTCTTCAATTGTGAGGCGAGCTTTCTTTGTGTGTGCAGTGACAACAGCACCAGTGCGACCATCATCGTCATCAAGTTGCTTATCCTTTTTCTTAGAGAGGTATACAATTGTAGATGCGGCATATTCAAGACCAGAACCACCACCCATCTTCTTTGTCGGCACATACGCACCAACAACATCATAGACATGGTTAGTTACGATTAATGCGACCTTAGCTTTACCTAGCTTCAGTGTGAGAACACGGAATGCACCACGAATAAGCTGCGCTCTGGTCATATCGCGTGTGTCTTTACCATCAGCAATATCCTGCATCTCTTTCTCAGTCGAAAGATTGCCAAGTGAATCAAGAACGAAAAGCATAGGTAGCTTCTCACCCTTACCTTCAATATACTTGTCTAGGATTTTGACGGCCTGTGTGCGAAACTCTTGAATAGTTGCAACAGGCATGATGGCAATTCGCTTAACATCTACACCACGATCTTCAAGCATCTGCTTTGAAATAGCAGACTCAGATTCGAAGTAGAAGATGAAGCCTTTAGGATTGTCGTTTAGAAATTGCTTACAGATGTTGATTGCATAGAAGGTCTTACCTGTAGAAGGTTCGCCAGCAAGTGCTGTTACTTTGTTCGCAGGTAGGCCGCCATAGATAGTGCCAGAAAGAAGAGCATTAAGTGAATAGCTGCCAGTACTAATAAGTCCTGTAACATCTCCTGCTTCTACTCCCTCGTCAGCAATTGCTGCATACTCGTTACCAGTCTCTTTTAATAGAGTTGAAAAAATATCATTCATTTTGTTTCTCCTATCCTTACAATGTCAGCTTCCGTGCAGGAATCTCCCTGTTGGACTTCGACTATGATTAGGTCTTTGGTTGATGATGTGTTTGTCACCTTGTGAGTGACTCCCACAGGTATATATAGTGATTCGTGTTTCTTTACTTTAAATGATCGCTCACCAACAATCATCTTTCCTTCTCCTTCTACAATACACCACATTTCAGAACGATGGTTATGATATTGTAGTGAGATGGACTTGTTAGGACTGATATGTAATCGCTTGACCTTATAACCTTCGCCTCGCTCGATTACGTACCAGCTACCCCAATCTCTATTATAATATTCTGCGTTCTCTATATCAATCATGAAAAGAAATTCTCTAATGATGAAACATGTTCTGACTTCCAGTTGAGACATGTAAGAATGATCTTCAATGGCTCTAGAAAAGATTTATTGAACTGTGTATCATAGTCTATAAACTTATGAATGTCAAACTCTTTCGGTAGATTTTCAGAGAAAGATATGATGTTACTCTGAATTGTATTAGGCTCTTTCAAATATAGAAACTTGATCTTCTCACCCTCTTTGATTGTTGCATATTGCTTTTCAAGCTTATGTGTCTTGAGAAGATTGTTGAAGATCAAAGAACCACGAACATGAATAGGTGTGCCCTTTTCAAAAAGAACATGCTTACTCTTACCCGCATACTGATTGAGTCCATTCACACCACGAGGAAAAGCAATCTCAATTGGAGGCAGCTTACGAAAATCATCGCGAAACTTATCGATGAATGCAATCATATTATCATTGTTGCCATCAAACATAACGTTGATAGCTTCTTTGAGTTTGACACGACAAGCCGAAGGTGTTGAAGACTTGATCATCTCAAGACCCATAACCTTAATCTTCGGCTTTGCATATGCAATACCTTCGTTATTATGCACGTTCAGAATGTAACGCTTCTTTGCTGTCCAGATACCCTTATCAGCAAGAGCCTCACGCTTCATTTGCATTTTTTGTCCGTAGGCGTTAACATATCTAGCAAGTTCATCATAAGATTTGTCAATGAATGGTTGAACTTTATTCTCACAGACACGATCCATGAATTGGATAACTTCTGACGTTGAAGCAGTCGGATTCGACTCAAGATAAGCCTTGTCGACCAATCGACCAAGAGACAGATAAATCGAATCCGTATCCGAAGCAATAACATAATCTTCATTCTCCACTCTAAGAAGTTTGTTCATATACTGATTGAGTTTGTTTTCAATCCAGCGAATAGACAACTGACCAGCAGTCGTAATGGCTGTTGCTTGCCGTATGTCAAAGAAACGGAAGTACTGATTACCCAGCGCACCATAAGCAGAGTTCAAACTTACTTTTTTGGCAAGCTGAAGATTTTCATATCGAGCAATGCGCTTTCTAATCTCGACCTTTTTAAAGTCTTGTGTTTCTTCTTCTAGTTCTTTCTTAGCAGCAAGAGCCTTCTTCTTATACACTGTTCTGCCATCATACATCTCTTCCATCAGCTTAGGAAGAAATCCTTGTTTTGTAATATCAAAGAACTGGCCGTTAGGAGTAACAGTATGATTCTTCAACAAAGAAGTGTCTAGCGTTTTCTCAAGAAGCCTATCAATGCTAATGCCAGAAGAAATAAGGTTACGATGAACATTATCATAATTAGATGGTTCCAACAAAGTTTCTGGTGAGATGTTATACTGCATGATGAGATGTGGATACAGACTGTTCAAGTCGAATGATGCAACCCAATGATGCATTCCAACGATTGGATCTTTTACGTATGCACCAATGAACGCAGCATCTTTACCTTGATGTTCAATTGGAGGAATGACAATGTTTTTCTTCTTCAAATGATTAAAGATGATAGAGTCCCACATACGCACCTGCGCGAACACATCGTCATAGTTACACTTGTTATCATATGCAAGAGTCAATGCAAGTTCGATCAGCTTTAGTTTATCTTCTAGCTTCTCGACTAGCTTAACGTCTTTGATGTTATATGTGATGAACTTCTGATAATCATCTTTATAAAGAGTATGAAGATTACCATCGAACTGAATCTTACGCTCACCAGTTTCTACAAATGCGATGTGATCAAGCTTGTAGCTTTCTTGTGACTGACCACCAGGAGCAAACTTCTTGTATAGTTCAATGTAATCAAGAACAGAAACACCAGACGGAAGATATGCAGTCTGTTCACGACCCATCATTACAACAGTTCGTGTATCAAGATAGTTCCACGGTGATAGACGCTTTGCAAAGTCTTCACCCATCATGTTTGTGATACGATTGACGAGATAAGGAATGTCGAAGAACTTCACATTCCAACCAGTAATGATATCTGGATAGTTACCAGACCAGTCATCAATGAACCGCTTGATAAGATCAAGTTCATCGCGACATTGAAAATATGTTACGTCGTCATCATAGTTATTGAATGCACCACAACCATACACCTTGTAAACACCATTCATCTTCATGGTAATTGCAGTGATAGGTTCAGATGCAGTTGCAGGCTCAGGGAAACCATTCTCTGAGCCCACTTCGATATCGATGTTACAGATGTTGATATGATCGAGGTCCCACTCCATAATATCAGGGAATGTGTCTGCTATGAAAGCATAATCATACTTCTGATTACCATGAATTTTGAATCCCTGTACGCCGTCATATTGCTTAACAAAGTCACGACATTCACGAATCGTGCCAGGTTTTACCTCAGCAACATACTCTCCGTGAATAGTCGTAAACTCTGTTGGCTTCTGCGATGGAACATACAGTGTAGGATAATAATCGATCTTGTTTCTTACCTTGCGGCCATTTTCAACACCACGATAGAGAATCTTAGAACCATATACTTGTACGTTCGTATAAAAAGATGCCATTACATTCCTGGAATAATAAGTTTAGATGAGGGTGTCACAAGTCCACCAAACATTCCTGAATACTGATTGATAAACTCTTGGACAGGCTTCATTGTAACTATAACATGAGCCTTATGAATTGTAAACTCTTTTTCTTCTGAGAACTCAGCCCAAGGAGCAAAACCAACTGTTGGTGTTTGTGGATTTGTTTTAGTTGGCACCACAACAACACGAACAGGATTTTTGATTGTGATATGTGATTCCTGATCACTGACGACTTCGGCTATCAATTCTTCACCACTAATCATCTTAACAAGCTTGACGTTTATTGCCATTAGTCAACAAACTCCACAAGATAATCATATACCCCAAGTGTCAACCACTTTTCTGGAACGAGAGTCATACGAGAACCACTTTCTGTAGTATACGTATATCGATTGTCAAAGTCAACAATCTTACACAAGCGTTCCCACTTGCCATCAAAAGACCTCTGCTTAAATTGAGTTTCAATAATCATCATACCATGTTCAGTTTTACCAGCCATATTATATCCTTTCAGAGGTCAATGCCAAAATATTGATTATCGCGAAGAAGTTTAAAGTCCTGCTTGTTATCTGTAATACAAGCATCACAGATTATACCAGATACATACTTGTCTGTCAATACTTCATATAGATTACCATCAAATTTTGATCCATATGAAGAGATAAGATATTTCTTTTCATTTCGTTCAAAGATTTTAGAAGAGCATTCATGTGCCTTCTTGAACATTGTTTCACAATGTGTACATGTTATCATTCTAGCATCCTACATTAGTATCAATCTCATCTTCTAGAACTCTATTAGCAGAATCCTTCAGAACCTTTAGAAGACCGATTTCAACAAAAGTCTTCATTGCTTCTGGGCCAAGATTGAAGCTCACGATTGCCGAACCATCATCATTATCAATAAAATCATCTACCTCTACTTTATATGGATCGCACGGTATATCAAGATCGTAACTCTCTTCAAAGATATCCTTGGCGCAGAAATAAAACTCACCACGAATACCCTTGATCAGATAGTCGCCGATTGATCCAGTCATGGTACCTTCAAGAGTATATACCATCATACCAGTCATTGTACCATCTGGACTCTTGACAATAACAGAAGGCGACCAAGCAGCAAGTTCTTCTGCATTCTCAATAGTAATCTGACGAGCTTCAATTGAAATAGGCTTCTTTGTATAAAAAGGCATCACTTCTCTCCAAGATCAAGAGCATCTTTCAATGATGGGAACTGTTCTGTAATCTGATACCAAACATCACGGGCAACTTCACGATGTTCTTTTTGAGTTTCTGGTCCCATACGCAACTGGCAATAATGAATCCAACTACGAAGAGTTCCGTTCATATACATGCGAGAAACAGTCAGACCTTCAGGAAGAACAGCACGAGCCTGTTCCTTTGCAATATCATGTTTAGTTGCAAACTGGTAAGCTTCTTCTACATGATTTGTAAGTTGTGTTTGACGAGTTTCCCACTCAGATTTCAAAGAACGCTGTTCGTAAACAGGTTGTATGATAGGATTGCCTTCAACAAATTCATATCCGACAATTACATCGATCATCACATCATCAATCTCAATGCTGTTCTGACGGTTCTTCTGATCCTGCAAACGTGCTTCACGGGTAACGAAACCCAAGTCCTGAGTGGGATCAGCATAACGCTGTGAAAACTCTTGAAACGAAAATGAGCGATGACGGAGAATCTGACGAGCAATGTCACGAGTTGTTTCAATTTCCATCACAATATTAACCATTTCGAATGGTGACCAATGCTTATGCTTGGCAAGATAACGCAGCAACTTTGGTGCAGTCAATGTGTTGTTCTGATTTGACGGATTAGATACACGGGCCACATATGCGATAAACTCATCAACAGTAAGAGGCCCATTATCATTATTCAGCAATGGTTGTGTAACAGCAATAATCTTAGCAGTGTTCATGATTAAACCT